TTTAGCTCTTGCTTTAGTTTGAGCAGTAACACTATTGATTACATCTTCTTTAGAATATTGTTGTGCACCTTTATCACCTTTATCCAATGCTCTTTGCCAATTACCCAACATTGTTTTGATTGAACCTTTAAGTCCAAAGTAATCTTTCTTATCAAAGATAGAATATACTTTTTCAAAATCTCTATCAGAAGCTGCTTCGTTTACTGATTCTCCTAATTGTTTTCCAAACTCATCCCAAATCTGTAATGCTCTTTTCTTAACACCTTCTTTAGAACTATTTGCACCAACTGGAATAACTTTTTGAAGTTTACCACGAACTACAAACCCACCATACATTGTATCACCATCAGTAGTTTTAGTTACTACTATTTGGATACCTTCTTCATTTTTAAGTTTACTTACAACTTTAATAGTTGGTTTTGATGCTTCGTTTACTGATTCGGAACAACCACCACATCCACAACTACAACCAGCTGATTCGTTGAACTTCATTTTGTGTTTGATAGTAATACCACTTGTGGTGTCGTTGAAGTCAATGTAAACCTCTTTAGTGTTTCCACTTCTATCACCCTTTGTGTATAATCTTTGTTGAACTGCTTTCACAATTTCAGCAGGAGTCTTTTTGTAGAACTGAGCTGCTTTCTTAACCATTGGGTGTTTGATTAACTCTTTGTTGAATTTCTCAACTGCAATTGGGTATTTTTCCTCACGTACTAAATTGATACTTTCCATTACACCAACTGCAGTATCACCGATTACAAAATCAGGTTTAGATGCGTATTTTTTGTTTACGATAGCAACTTTGTTATTTGGAGTTGGTTGAACAATATAAACCGGCATTGGTGAAGTAGCGAAAATGTATCTTAGTCCAGTTTTCTTTAACTCACTACCAATTCCCATAAATGAAGATGCCGATTCAACTGCCGATTTGATTTTATCCATATCTTTAGAAGATACGCCTTCGGTTACTACCGATTCCATTTGGAATCCTTTAGAAGTATAGTTTTTGATTGCCTTTTCTAAATCAACTTTATTTTTGAAAGTTTCAATATCAAAGAAATCACTACCATCTTTATGTTTCTTTACACCATCATGTGAAGAGATACTATATTTTACTTTACCAATACCGGGATTTACGCTAAATACTTTTTTACCTTCAGTTACTGATTCATCTTTCTTAGCTCTTAATGCTGCTAAATCAGATGCCTCAATCTCACCATCTCCATCAACATCAAGTTTGTGTTGGTTTCCAACTAACTCTTCGTTCTTCTCACCCTTAGCGTTCCATGCCGCATCAATTTTGTTAAAGAACTCTTTCTTTTCCTCATCACTCATTGATGGAATAGATTTTCCCGCTTTCTCCAATGCCTTTTTGAAGAATGTTTGATACTCAGTTTCTTCTGCCATAATAGTTCTGAGTGTTGATTTGATAGTTTCTCTGGTAATATTCATAGTTCTGATTCCCAATTATAGTTTAGTAATTTGTGTTACAATAGTGTTCAATCTTTCTCTAATTCTGAACAAATTCTTTTGAGTTCTTTTCCAATATTGGTTTGAGTGCAAATCGTTTTCTTTCTTAATCTTACCATACCATTTTAGGAATGTTTCAATTTCAGAAAGTTGTTTGTTTACTTGAGAAATTCCTCTACCAATTTTTTGTCTTGGTGAGGATTCATCATTCTTTAACTCTAACCATCTATTTTCGTTAACCCGTTTGTAACCAGTTGCTTGATTTATCTTATCAATATATTTATCATCAGCTTCATCATCTTCATCAGTTCCATCGGAATCCTTAAAAGCATTGGGGGTGTTGTATCCAGCTATATCACCAGTGGTGGTAGCTTCTTCAATATCCACATCCTCTTGCTCAATCTCAGCAATTAAATCTTCGATTATTTTTTTAAGATTATCCATTTACTCTACTTTTCAATTCTTTGATTAGTTCGTAAGACATCATTATAGATGAAACGTGGTTATCTGAAACTGATTTTCCAATTTTAGTTTTTGATAAAACTGAAATAGTTTCAGCTAACTTAATTTTAGTTACTTTATCACTAACTTTGGATTGGATTGATTTTAATTCTTTTACGATTTTTGGAATCTCATTCTCTACATAAGATTTGAATCCAGTTGTATTTGTTAAATTGTTGATATACTGCTTTAACAATGACTTTTGATTCTCATCTAAATTAGAATACTTTTTGTTGAAAGTTTCTACTAAGATTTTATAAGTAAGTAATCTTAAATCTTTATCTTGCTTTTTGTAATCTTCAACAACTTTATCTTTTTTTGTTTCAGTAAGAGTTGTTGGTTTAGATGTGATATTCTCAATGAGGGTAATTTTTGAGTTAAATACATCTTTTATATCATAGGTATCATATTTCTTAGCTTCGAAAACTTTGTAAATAGATGCCAATACCTTATAATTGGTAATTGGTGAAGAAAGGAAATCATCCATATTGAATGATTCATTAATCGTTTTGATTAAGTTGTACTTCTCCCTTTGAAGTTTCTTTTGGTTAATCTTAGAATGAGCCTCATTAACAGTATCAATGAACTTTTCAGCTCTTGATTCAGAATTATACTTTTCCTTTAAAAGTAATTCATATAATCGCAACTCTTTATTGAGCTCGGTTTTTGCTGAGAAAAATTCTCTAACAATTTCTTTCGCTCTCTCCGTAGTATCCCCATTAAGAACTTCTAAGGTGATTTGTCTCACCAAAAGTTCGAATAGAACGCCTGTATTCTTAAATTTTGAATGTTTTACCCTCTTCATTATGTTTTTTATCCTATAATAATATACCAATATACGACATTACATCGTATATAAATATAAGTTAATTTTGATTTCCTAAAAATTAATCATCTAACAAATTTGAATCATCTAAAAAATCACCAGTTTCGCTCATTAATTTCCTTTTTGATGAAACTCCATTAACATAAGCTTTAGCTGCGTTTTTAGCAGTTCTTGAAACCGAAGATTCATTTTTTGATAACGCTTTTTGATTCTCTTTTGCTCCTAAAGGGTCTCTTCCATAAGGATGTTTATCCTTACCATAAGTATTCCCTTCTTTTGGTCTACCACCTTTGTCTTTCAATTCGTTTTTTAATTCTTCTAACTCATTTTCAACATCAGATGGTTCTGATTGCATAGCAGGGTCATTACCCTCATCCTCAATCATACGATAACGATATCTATCTTTAATATCATTAATAAGATTTGTTTTCTGATGGTCGATTTCATCATCACTAAAGTTGAAGATATTTTTATATGCCCATTCTTTAGATACCATATTCAACTGAGTAATATCAGAAACTAATCTAACTTTTTCACTCCAAAGGTTTACCTTCTCTTGCTCATAGATTGTAGATGGGTTTACCAAATTCAATTCAAAATCTACCATCTCTCTACCTTCAATACCCTGAGCCGCTAAGTGAGTTACTGCTAATTTAGTAAGTTCCGATACCAATGTTCTTTGGATTCTCTCAATAGTTCTTGCAAATCTTACATCTTCTGCAGCAAGTGTTGCTTTACCATTTACATTCTCATCATATCCCAAATATGCTTTTGGAATTTTAAGAGCTGCAAATAGTTTATTCTTTAAGTAATCGATATCATCAATTGCAGTGTACTCTAATCCACCTAATGAATCAATTTGAGTACCACTATCACCACCCCTAACAGGTAAGAAGAAATCTTCAGTTAGGTTTTGGATGTTGTACTTTAAGTTGTAATCACCAGTGTTCTTGTCCACAAATGGAGTTTTCTTCATTTTAGAAATAATCTTCTGCATGTAGTTATCAACCTCTTGTGGTGGAATGTTACCAATATCAATTTTGAAAACTCTCTTATCCGGAGCTCTCATAATTCTATGGATTAACATCGCATCTTCCATAAGAGAAACTTGCTTCCAAATTCTTCTACCATTCTCAATCATTGCCTTACCATAAGGAAGGAAGTTAGTATCTGATAGTAATCTGAAGTGAACTACTTCATAGTTCTCATATTCACCTTTCCCATTAGGGTCATGTGCTACTTTAAACTTAACATAATTTGGATTGTTTGGGTCAGTATTCTCCAATCTTTCAGTTTCGTAAACTGGAAGTGGTTTTACATTGATAATACCAGCACCCGGTTGAATCTCTTGTAATAAGAAGAAATCACCATACTTAACCATATTACGAGTCCAAGACCAAAGGTTGAACTCAATATTAAGAATATCATAGAAAAGATTTTCTAAGATTTCTTTTACTCTTTCGTTTTGTGTTTTGATTTGGATTACATCACCAAATTCATTTTTAAGTGTACACTCATCTGCGTAGATATCCAATGCCGATGAAATAATTGGGTCACTATCCATAGCATCATAATCTCTGAACAATTCCCTTCTAACTTGATGGTATGCCATTGATTGAGCCGCCATCTGGTCTCCATAAAAAGACCTTTGTAGTTTGGTGTATCTATCCCTTAAATTCATTAAGTTAGTACCACCTTGCTGTCTATCATCTACATCAACAACTTTTCTCTTTCCATCCTTGTCAATCTTTACGATTGCTTGGGTAGAAAAGAGTTTTGTTAACCTATCGAAGAATGAACTATTTTGTGCTTCTGCCATTTTACTTTTTTATTTTATAACCTTTATTTGTTTACCAAGCTTTACAACTCCAATATCTTGCTCCAGTTCTTGGACCAGGATTATCACAATTGTGTCTTGCTCTGAATGATGCTCTTCTTTCTGGATTATCTTTCTTAATCCTCATAGTTTCCTCACCTGCCTTTTTAGCCGATGTTCCACCATGTCCGAAGTTAACCTTCACAACATTTCCCTTTGGATTTTTAACATACACTTTGAACTTTTTTACATCACCTCTCATCGGTTTGTTGAGTTTTACCTCTCTACCTTGATATTCAGCCTCAGTAATATCCTCTTTCATATTTTTTAGAAAGTTGACAAACTCTTTCAAATCTTCATAGTTTTCAACATCGTATTCTTCGATGTTTTCATCTATACTTAGTTTGAATTCTCTATAAAGTTCTTCAGAGTAATTTTCCATTTTTAATTCCTTAATTAACTTATACTATATAAATATTAAAAACTAAATTTATAACCATTTAGTTAAGTCCTCAACACTATCACCAATTTTCATTTGCCAAGGATTTTCATCATTTGAATTTCCACCATATATTCCAGTATAAGTATAAGATGAAATACCATCTATCGCTCTTTTGGTTAAATCAATACCCTCTTGTCTTAAACGAAGTGCGGTATCTCTTACCCAAAGTGATATTGCTAAACTCATTGTAAGGTCATCATTATAACCTCTCATTGCCTCAGCTCTACCATTCATCCAAATGAATGTGAACAATTCATCTATTGTTCTAACTGAACGAATGATTACTGACTTTTCTCTTACATACTCTTCCAACTTTGAAATAATCAAAGGTCTTGTTTTCATTGTTGTGGAGAATCCAGCAACCATACCTCTTTCCTCCGCCCTATATCTATTTGATAATTGATTCTCAACATCCACATATTTTAAATCTTTACTCATATAGTAAAGATTTTGATAATTTCTATCAATAACTTGTTGAATTGCAGCCCAACCCACATTTGCGTTTTCAATTACCAACAATGCGTTATTATAATCCGTTGCAAGGGATACTAAGAAGTTTCCAAAATCTTTGGTATCTAATTTACCTCTATACTCAGCAACTTGCTCAGAACCTTCTACATCAATTACATGAGCCGCAGAGTAATCCGAAGAATCTCCCCTAGCAACGTCCGCTACAACCATATATGATTTACTATAATCTGGATATTGCCATCTCCAAAGGTTTCCATCAAACCCACCTTTTTCAATTGGGTCTTGTACATATGTTTCTTTATAGAACTGAAGTATTTGTGGGTCAATAACACTATCACCAGAAGAAATAAAATCACAAT